AGCTACAGTTGGAGAACATACAATAAAGTTTGCTCCACCTCTCATAGTCAATTGGTGAATTTTGTTAGAAATTTTCTGTAATTTAATTCCCAAAGTTTGGAACCAAGTTGCTTTTTGGTATGCACCAGCATTTACTGCTACTGAATCTACTTCAAATAATGATGTATTTGAGTTAAATTCATAACCTACTCTTGCAGACCAGTATTCAGTTGAGAATGCATTTACTTGTAACATTTCAAGTATTTCTAAATCAATCTCCAAAGAGATATATTCAGATAACATTTGAGTTAATTCAGCCTCAGCATCTACTGAATGGTACGCATTCAAGTCCTGTGCTAATTCTGGAGTCCAAATTGCTTTTAACTTACGAGTTTTTGCAACAATTGGTTCAGATTTCAATTCCAATTCAATTTCTGGTATTGGAAGGTCAGAACCTCTATCTTCAAAATCACCTCTTGTAATAGCAGATGGCTGTTTGTGATAAGCTAAAGTTTGAGTTGTAAAATCTGTAGCTACGATTGGTGTTGCTGAAGATGATACATAGAAAGATGCAGAGCCTGCAGAATCTATTGTAGTCAATTCAGGATAGTGAGATACAGCTGTAGAACCTGATACTAAAAATGCTCTTACAGCATTGAAATCAGCATCAGAAGGTAAACCAACTTTAATTTTTCTCCAGTTATTTGGATAAGCACCAAATGAAGCAGATAATGCATCGTATCCAAGGAAATCTACTGCAGAACCTGAAGTTACAACTGCTGTAACAGCTGCTGTTGTATCATTTACTGTATATCCAAATCTACCTGCACCGTAAAGACCTCCAGTAGTAGATTGAGTAGAACCCAATTTATTACCTGCTGGAGATAAATTATCTTTACCAAAAGTACCACCCGCACCAAATAAAGAAGAAGATGCTCCTGTAGCTGCGTTTGGTCTTTTTGTATCATTAGTTGAACCATATTTGAAATCCATATAGAAAATCAAACCTGATGGTAAGTTCATTGGTTGTACAGAAACGAATTCTTTAGCTGCGATTGAACCAAAGATTCTTCTTACCAATGGAAGAGCTACACCAGCCCACTCTTCAGAACCTGCTGAAGTACCAGTTCTGGTTGCTTCATCAAGTAATTGTTTAGCCTGGTTTTCAAGCATTACTGCCATACCATGCTTAGAAGTTTCTGAACCTGCTCCTTCGAGTAATCCAGTCTTCTCCCACTTTGCTTTCAAACCTCTAGTTTGCTCAAGCACTACTGATTGTGGGTTTTTGCCTGACATAATTTGTTTTAAGTCCATTTTAATTAATTTATTTTGTTAATTATTTAATAATTCCTGCTAATTTTTTAAATCTTTCAGAAAAATCTGCAGATTCTGCAATTACTTGCTTTGCTGCTGCTGGCTTTGTAGATTTTACTACTTTACTAGCAATTCCTTCTGAAATTGATTTTTTAGCAACTTTGTTAGATGAAGAATATTTGAAATTCTCTGCTAATGTAGAGTAAACCAATTTAACTTCTCTAACTGATTTTGTTCTATCCAAAGTTTCAATAACTTTAACTTTCTGTTCGTTAGTCATGTTATGAGCTCTGAATAATTTGTTAGCGAATAATAATTTAGCATTTAACAAATTAACTTCATTGATAGTTTTTTGTAAAGATTTGATAGTTTTGTAAGCTTCTTTAAGCTCTTTCTCTTTCTCTTCTTTATCTTCTTCCTCATCAACTTTTTCTTTGTCATCATCTTTTTTCATATCCGCTTCCATTTCACGTAAGATTTCTTCTAAGTCGATAACTTCGTTTTTCTCTTCGTCATCTTTCTTATCTTCCTCTTCGTTGGTGACTACTTTAGGGTCTTCACCTTTGTCTGTACCAGCGTCAGAACCATCTGAATAGCTTTCGTCAGCTTTTTCTTTTTTCTCATCTGATTCCTCTTCTTCGTACATACCTTCTTCTTTTTCATCATTTGAATCGTCCTCTTCGGAAAGTTGAGCTTCTAACTCTCTGATAATTGCTTCTAAGTCCATGTCATCTTCTTCGGTTTCTTCTTCTTCCTCACCGGTAACATCGTACTCTTCATCATCACCCATTTTGTCATCACCCATCATTTCTTCTTTAGGCTTTTCTTCATCGTGATACATTTCATCTTTTTCTTCTTTATCATCGTCTCCCATTTCTAATTCTGCTAATCTAGCTTTGAGTTGAGCAATTTCGTCTTGCTTTTCTTTTTCGTCATCCATACCTTCTTCTTCGTTAATGTCTGCTACTTTTTTATAATCTGCCATTTGAGCTCCTGGCTCACCTGAAGCAGTTTTTGTAGAACCACCTTCGAATTCAGTATGTGCGTCTAATTTAGGATTAGAAGTTGAAGAACCAATGTTTGAAGAATCTAATTCCTCGTCAACTTTTTCTGCATCTTTTTCCTCATCTTCTGCTTCTGCTCTTAACTTTTGAGATAAGATAGATTGGAGTCTGGGAGTAAATGCTTCTTCAAGTGCGAGTTTTGCGTTAGCTAATGCAGTTTCTTTTACAGCTTTAGCATCGGCAATTGCTTCTTTCAATAATTTTGAATTTGCCATTGTTTTTCTCCTTAAATTTGTTGTGAAGTTATTCGGTAAGGAAACTCCAATATGTAATTGTCGGTTGTTCGGTCACACCTTATAAGAGAAGGGTATTCATTAACCAACTGTGTTTCAATAATAAATCCCATATAGAATGGGATATTTGATAATATATATCAATTTTTTTTAGAAAACTAAAGAATTAATATAAAAATTTATTTTTTCTTTTAGCTTCCTCCATCTTTAAACGATTTTTAACTGATGGTTTTGTATAGGTCTGTCTTTCTCTCAATTGCTCTATTTGCTTTGTAGATTGAATTTTCTTTTTGTAATCTTTAAGTGCGAATTCAATATTACCACCTTTAACATTAGTAATTAACATAATCTTTATTACAACTTTCCTATTTCATCAAGGGCTTCTAAACAATCGTTTGCTTCTGCTAATGATTTTACTAATTTATCCATTTCCTCTATGATTTGTGGATGCTCACCAATACCAGCTGCATTTTCCATATAAATTTGTATTGTTGCCAAAGCCTCTAATCGTTGTGCTTTGTATTTTGCTCTTAGAGCTTCTATTTTTAAAGACATAAACCTATTTTTTTATTTTAAACCTAATCTTTCTGCCATTTGTTCTTCTGTAATATCTGCAATTTCAAAATATCTACCTAATACATGACCCATATCTTCGTAAAGGGCTTCTAATCTTTGTTCTTGAGATTTTGCTTCAACTGCTTCTTTTTCAAATTTTTCTTGTAAATATTTTAATTCCTTCATATTTCTTTTAATAGTTACCCTATCAAACCAATCACCACCCTCTCTCAAAGTATATTCTTGTGCAGCATCTGCTATTGCACCAAGTGTTTCTGCGACTTGTCTAATATCAGATTTTCTACTCATACCCTCTCTATGTTGACCATAAGTGGAAATGATTTCCAAAAAATGTTTCTTTAATTCAGAAGGTAATTGGTGAAACTCCTCAGTCTCTTTTAATATATGTTTTAAACGTATCATAATTATCTTTTTACAATTTTATTCCTTTTTAATTTTTGTACTGCTTGTTGTAAATCTGAAGGGCTCATTCCTAATGCATCAACTAATTTTGCAATAATATATTGTTCTTTTGGTCTTGACAAATTAAGAGATTTCAAAGCTTTGGTAACTCTCTCCATAAATCTTTTTATTTGTGATGGAATTAAAACTTCCATATCTTCCAAATCTTCTTTTTGAATATTTTTGACCGGTAATAAATTTTTTAATTTTTCCATATTAATTAAGTTCAATTATTATTTCTCTCATTAAATCTTGTGCCTTACACCATCTACCACATTCTTCTGCAATTTGTTTCCATTGTACTGATTCGTTTACAGGTGCCATAAAAGCCCCATGAGTAGAAGGATTTGAAACAAAATCCCAACCTACTAACTCAAAATCTTCTTGCACCATAACAGTTCCATCTTTTAATTCTTTTACAGAACCTAATCCTCTCGAAGATATACCTAAACGAATGTTATTTTTCATTAATTCTTTTAATATATTTCCTGATGGTGTGGAAAGTATTTCAACTTTTCCCATTACATCATCTCCATCCCACCAAATTTCTCTTACATTATGTGAAACATTTTTTAGATTAATTACAGGTGAGTCAGGATGGTCTAATTCACCCAATGCTCTTCTTTCCTTAATTAATTGTTTGTATTTTTCACATTCTCTTTCTAAAATTTCTTTTGGGTATCTTCTTTTGTTTTGATTAGGCGCACCTGCTCTTTGAAGAATCCCCTGAACTAAATACGTTCCGTTTTCTTCTTTTATTAATTTAGCTTCAAATAAATGGGTTTCTATTAATAATCCCTTATTCATCTTATTTTTTTCTTAATGCTGCCAAATCCGAACCTTCTATTTCTCCATCTTTATCCACGTCAATCTGCTTTTGCTTATCGGTTAATTCCTCTGGTAAACCTTTTAATCTACCTTCAGATTTTGCTTTTGAAGCTTTATCAACAGCATTGAAAAATGCTTTTTTTTCATTATCATTCATATCTGCTAATGATTTACCTGTTTTATCTAACATATGTTTAAACATTTGTTGATAATCACTTTCTTCTTTATATACTTGCTTTATAAGCTCTTTGAGTTGTTTGATATTCATTTTATTCTGAAATTTGTCTGATTTTTTGGTCTAATTTGATTAACCTCTCTTTTATAGTATAAATATGATGATTAGTTCTTTTCCAATATACTTTGTTATCTACACCACTTTCGTTTTTAATTTTACCATACCAATTAAGAAATCTTTCCATTTCTTTTAATTGCTTATTGATA